TTAAAATTTAAAAGTAATCTCCCTTATATTAAGTGTATTGACCTTACCGTTTTCATTATACTTTCTAGGAACAAAGTCAAACACAATCTCTTTAACTGTACTCAAGATTAACTCCTCTTTTTGCTCAACGTTCAACTTACTCCAACCTTTAATCAAGATATTATCAATCATATTTAATTGCTCATTCGTAACTGTTTGTGTACTTTCCACTTCTGTGCCAGCACGTTCAACCTCATCAAGTATCTCTTTAGTTTCGTCCATTAAACTAAAATACTCATCATCTTCGATATAACCTAACGACCATGATCGTGTGAGTTTCTCACGTTGTTTCATAATCTTATCTATATCGTAATCTAGTTTAGGTGTACTTTCTTCTACAATATCCACCTTAAACTTATTCATGTCATAGGTTTTGAGTAACTCTATAAACTTATCTTCTACTTCGCTTTCATTGAATGAAATAGTTTGAACGTTTTTATCCTTACTACACGTATCACACTTATACCGTCTTACTTCGTAAGAATATCCTTTTTTATCCGTTATCTTACCAGCATATAGATGTAGCTTATTATGACACTGAGGACACGTTAGAACCCCTCTAAAGATAGCGTGATGTTTTACCTTACTTCTATGTGTTTTGTTCTCTATAACGTCTATAATTCGCTTATAATCACTTTCTGACAATACTGGTTCGTGAGTGTTCTCAATATACATATCTCCATACTTAGTATGACCACGTAAGACTGGGTTTTTCATCAACCTAATAATAGAAGTCCTATTCCACTTCTTAACTTTAGGTACATTGACTTTCTTCACATTCATCTGTCTAGCAATTTCATTCCCCGATACACCATGTTTAAATTGCTCAACAAGATAATCAATTATCCACTTATACTTATTAGGTACAAGTTTCCCATCTACATTGTCATAGCAAAAAGGCGCTTCTCTAATATAGTTACCTTCTCTTACTGCTGCACGACTACCAAACAATGCACGTTCACGTATTGTAGCACGTTCCCACTCAGCCATAGCACCTACCATAGTGATAAATAATTTACCAATCGCAGTTGTGGTATCAAATACTTCAGTAGCACTTTTAAACGCCACGTTATACTTTTCAAACGTTTCTAGCATTTCAAGTAAGTCTTTAACGTTACGTGTTAATCTATCCAATTTATAAACTAACACTAAATCATAATACTCTAGGTTATCCATAATACGTTTTAATGCTGGTCTATTCATTGAGCCACCACTTACACCAGCGTCAGTAAACACTTTGAATTCGTTCCAATTCTGAACTTCGCAAAAGGCTTTTAACTTCCGTTCTTGCTCATGGATAGAATAACCTTCCGTTGCTTGCTCATAGGAACTTACTCTTGTGTAGATTGCCACTTTCATTAAATCACCTCAAAAAAAGTAAAAAAAATAATAAGGGTAGGTGGACTACCCAATTATTTATTATTCTTCATAGTCACTAGGATCATACTCATAACCATACTTTTCTGCATCTCGTTTACGTATCTCTTCTTTTTCTGATTGAGTAGCATTAGCCCATTCCTCTTGACCTTTAATCCACTCATCTGGCTCTTCATTTTGAGAGTCAGAAGGTTCGTTTACATCTTCTGGATCAATCAAACCGTAATCTGTTCCTCCAGGAATATTTTCTTTATCCCATTCATATATTTCTTTTTTTGTAGGTTCATGATTATCAGACTGTTGCTGACCGTTATTAGCTTGTTGTGTTTGCTGTCGCTCTTGAGTTGCAGTTTCTTGTGTTTGTTGTTGAGATTGAGTTTGTTCATTTGTAGCAGTTTCTTGTGTGTTTTGTTCTTCAGTAGAGTTATTTTCTTGTGTAGATTTGTCATCTTCACTTTCTTGAGATTTCTTTTCTTCTTTAGACTTTTTATCCTCTTTGGATTTATTATCTTTTTTATCGTCAGCTTTCTTTTCAGTTTTACTTTCTGATTTAGTATCAGAATCTTTGTTAGATGTATCATCATTACCACATGCGCCTAAAATTAAAGCACTACTAAAAATTAAAGCTAAAAACTTTTTCATATGTAATTCTCCTTTACTATATATCTTTATATTCAAACACTCGTAATGGCTCAAATTGAATAACGTATTTGCCACAACGAGTAGAATACCCATATTTCTGTTTATAATGCTTAATACTTTGTAGGACAAAATTTTCTGTAACTTCAAAAAAATTAGCGAGTTCATATAAATTATGTATGCCTTGCAAAAATGCGCTTATTAGTTCATTAAGAGGTATTAGAATTTCGCAAGCTAATCTACGAGCTTTTAACTCATATTTTCTATTTTGCATATTTTTGTCATCGAGTATATTCCCATAAGTAATTTCATGGTGTGCTAGTTCTTCCGCTAAAGTTTCCAATTTTATTGTAGTAGGGCGATTACTATTGATAAATATTTCGCCATTCATATAGAAACCAGACATAAATTTAGGTATGCTTCCAGTCTCGTTTATTGATATGTAATCATATTTTTTTAATAAATCTTCGTATCTCCCCATACAAAACACACCTTATTTATTTCTATTTCTAATAAATTGGATAAATTGTTCTACTTCTTTTTGCTCATCTTCAGTTAAATCTGAATAATCTAAATGAGCAGCCATTGTATCTTGATTTTTTTGAGACTTAAATGATGGATCAATATCAGATTTATTTACATTTAATGCGTTAGCTATTTTTTGAACATTTTCAGGATTAATTAACGTTTTATTATTTAAATAGTCAGAAATAGTACTACGTGAAATCCCAGATTTATTAGCTAAATCTAATTGTCTTAAACCTTGTGCTTTCATAAATTTTCTAATATTAGTAGATATTTGAAGTTTCAATTCGTAATTTCTATCCATATTTTTTACCTCTCGAAAAAATTTTTGATTTATAATTTGATAATTCTATTATATAGGAAAGGAAACGGATAAACAAGTATTTTTCCGAATTTTTCCGATTATTTTTTCTTTGAAACGGAATTTTTCGTTTGACATTCCGAATTAACTCGGTTTATAATTGGTACATACTTAAAGAAAGCGAGGTATAAAAACATGCAAGATATGCAAATCACTATGAGAGCTGCAAGGGTTAACGCTGGTTTGACTCAGGAAAAAGCATCTAAAATGCTTGGTATTAACGCTGACACTCTTTCTAGATATGAGAAAGATAACTCTAGAATACCTAGAAATATTATTGCAGAAATTCCAAAGGTTTATTTTATCGACAGTGATAATATTTTTTTTGGTAAAGAAACCGAGTTTTTTCGGAATTTATCTAAAGAGAATACAGAAGAAAACATAGAAACTTAACAATTAAGAACTCAATAAGTTTCAACGCTCACATTGAGCGTATACGAGCGAGAGTGAGCGATGATATGAGCCACACCTAAATACATTAATAAAAGGTCATTGCCAAGACTATACGTTGAATGTGGGCGTTGAAAAGAAGAAGGAGGAACTAAAAATGAATGAATTACAAACTTTCAATTTTGAAGATTTACCAGTAAGAAAAATAGAAGTAGACGGAGAACCATTTTTTGTAGGTAAAGATGTGGCAGAAATACTAGGTTATACAAGACCAAGTGAAGCTATTAAATCTCATGTAGATGAAGATGATAAGCTGATACGCCAAGTTACCGTATCAGGTCAAAAACGAAATATGGTAATCATCAACGAATCTGGTTTATATAGCTTGATTTTTGACGCTGCTAAACAAAGTAAAAACGAAAGTATTAGAAAGAAAGCTAAACGTTTTAAACGTTGGGTAACCGAAGATGTTCTACCTTCCATTCGTAAACATGGTATTTACGCAACAGACAATGTAATCGAACAAACAATTCAAAACCCTGATTACATCATTCACGTATTAACAGAATTTAAGAAAGAACGTGAAGGTCGATTAGTCGCAGAACAACAAGTTAATGAACTTAAACCTAAAGCAACTTATTACGACTTAGTTTTACAGAATAAATCATTACTATCAGTAAGCAAGATTGCTAAGGACTATGGAATGAGTGCAAGAAGTTTGAACAAGTTATTGCATAGCTTAGGTGTTCAATACAAGCAGGGCGACATTTGGTTGTTATATGCGAAGTACCAAGACAAAGGATATACGCACACAAGCACATATGCATTAGATGAAGAACATTCAAAAGTAACTACAAAGTGGACGCAGAAAGGCCGTTTGTTCATCTACGAATTACTGAAAGAACATGACATTTTACCAGTAATAGAACAGGAGGCATAACAATGAACACTTTATACAAAACAACCCTCCTCATCACAATGGCAGTTGTGACGTGGAAGGTCGTAAAGATTGAAGTAAATACTAGAAAAACGACAATTAATTTTACAAACAATAAAAATGTTAAAGTTACTCGTCGTTTTGGTTCTTCTCAACAAAAGCTCTAGCATGTTCAAAAGCCATTAAATAAATAGCAAAAGCATCTTCAATCATATCTTGTTCAGAATTATAATCCTTAGGCTCAAAAGTTTGAGCACTCAAATATGCATTCGCAAACTGTTGAGGGTCAAATGGAATTTCATCCATGTTATTCACCTCCTTAGGTTGATAACTAAATTATACATGAAAGGAGGTATAACCATGCTAAAGAAACTAAAAATAGCACTCTTAATCGTCATCTTGGCGGAAGAGATTAGAAGTGCTAGAAAGCCTAAAACAAAGCATAAAACTTTAAGACTTACAGACTACGGTATTAGTAAAAATTAGTTGAATTCTATGCCTAAAGCTTTAGCAGAAAATAACTCGAAGGGATAACTACATTATACATGAAAGGAGTGATTGATATGTCAGAAGAAATGTATAACTACTTTTTAAACTTCATGTACAAAGCTGGTGCATTACAAAAAGTAATTGAGGAGGAAGAACGTGAGAAAGCAGAGAGTAAGCAATGAAGATAAATCAATTTATATCGCTGGAACAATGGCATTAGCACTATTCACTTTCCTAACACTATGTGGAGTGTTCATTGCACAAGCATTAGGTGTAGGAGTGATTGCTGGAGTGGTAACACACGTATTCTTCAATGAATACTACTACAAAATAAAAGACTGATTGCTATCGGCAAATAGCAAACAGTCGGAGACTTTAAAAATTATATGTACTTAAAATTTACAACTAAATAAGGAGGTCGTCAAGTTGAAACACAAATTACTAAAAATTGCTAACGACTTAAATGCATTAATTATGCACAGCAAAGAGAATGTTAAATGTGAATTTGGGACAGGTATCTGTGAAGGTGAAGTAGTCCTATTCTTCTATCATCACTCAGATGATTATGATGCAAGAGCTGAATACATTTTGTTCGCTGAATTTCATACATCAGAAAAACTTCATGACAAATTTGAACTTGCTAAGAAAGTGATTAAAGGAGAGTGCTTGATTGATGAAAGAAACAACCAAAGTTGAGTATCGCATACAAGGTGAACAACATGGTTTGTGGCTTACAAATAAACCACCTTCTCCAGAATATGCAAATTACAACGCTATGCGAAGTAGAGCAGCAGTTATTAGTGGACTAGATGATATTGATATCGACTGGGAGAAACATGATATCGAAGTGACAACTTATAAAATACAAGAAACACGTAAAAAGGTGAAAATGAAAGACTTGAAGGAGGTCAAAGCTGATGAGTGAGGAAAAACAGGAGCTTAACTTATTTCAAAAGATAGCAGATGTTAAAGCTAATATTGATGGCTTTACTAAAGATGCAAAGAGTTACAACTACTCATATGTAAGTGGCTCTCAAGTATTGCACAGAATTAGAAATAAGATGATTGAAAACAATTTATTACTTGTACCTAAAACATCAGAAGAAAATTACAAACAAATTGATGTGACAAGATTTAATAAAAAGGCTGGTCGTGAGATTACAACATCAGAATTTATCGTTGAAATGAAATTAACTTATGTATGGATCAATGCAGACAAACCAGAAGAACAATTCGAAGTCACTTTCTATGCAGTAGGTCAACAAGACGATGTATCAAAAGCACATGGTACTGCATTAACTTACGCAGAAAGATACTTTTTAATGAAATTCTTCAATATTCCAACTGATGAAGATGATGCTGATGCAAAAGAAAAGCAAGAAAAATATTCAAAACCTAATGTTCAAAAAGTTGGAGAGTTAAAACAAGATATTTTTTCTTTCATAGATTTGATGAAAGAGAGAGGTAGAGAAATAACTGAAGAACAAGTGAAAAAAGAACTAAATATTACTGACTATACAAAACTATCTAACGGTCAAATCGCTAACGCAATACAAAGTTTAAAAACATGGAGTAAATAGGAGGAAATAATCAATGACTAATCAAACTATTATCACAGGAAATATCACAAACGACTTAGAAGTAAGACAAGCTGGTAATTCTCAAGTATTGAAATTCGGTTTAGGTGTACGTGGGAACTTCAAAAAAGATGAAACAAACTTTATCCAAGTAGAAGCATGGGGGAAACCAGCAGAAATTATTAGTGAATATTGTCAAAAAGGCTCTAAATTACTTGTTATTGGTGAATTAAAACAAAATAGATTTCAAGATAAAGAAGGACAAAACAGAGAAAAAGTTTATGTAAATTTAGATAAATTCGAATTCCTAGATAACAAAGGTAGTAACCAACAAAACAGTCAACCTCAACAACAACGAGGACAAGCACCAGCAGGCAACAACCCGTTTGCAAATGATAACAACACAAATATAGATGATGACGATTTACCGTTTTAGGAGTGATTTAAATGGCACAACTAACTAACGTTGAAGTTTCTTATAAAGAAAAGGAGTTTTTTGAGCATCTTTCTAACGAAGGTGAACCACTAGAGTTAAGAAAAAACAGATGTTCTGATTGTCCAGCTACTGATATGTATTTAGAGATTAACGAAAGATTAGCGGAACAAGATGCGCTTCTACAATTAAAGTGTGCTAAAAGGAATTTTTGTCATCAAACACCATGTAAATCATGCAGAGGTTTAGCCGACTATCTTAGAGTGAAAGGCGATTTAGATATAAACGATGAAACTTTAATCATTAAGGGCAGTGATTAAATGCCAATTATTAAAAATTACATTACTCAAGATGACGGTACGACTACCGTTGTCATTGAGGGTGTAGAACTAGATAACAAAACATCGTTATTACTAGATAACGGACTAGAAGTTGAATGTGAAGTTAAAGCTATTGATCCATTCCTAATCACTGATAAGCAGCGACGGAAAGTGTTTGCTCTATGTAACGATATAGAGTCTTATACAGGCCAACCAAGAGAATACATGAGGGAAATGTTCCAAGATTATATAACGTTTCTAAATGGCTATGATAAACGCTTGTCATTAAGCAATTGTTCAAGAGAACAAGCTAGACAATTAATTGAGGTCATTCTTGATTGGGTGTTTCATAACAACATCCCACTTAACTATAAAACAAGCGACTTACTTAAAAACGATAAAGCGTTTCTATATTGGTCAACAGTCAATCGCAACTGCGTTATCTGTGGCAAACCACATTCTGACTTAGCACATAGATTTACAGTAGGACGTGGCAGAAATAGAACGAAGATTAATCACTTTGGAAATCAAGTATTAGCGCTATGTAGAGATCATCACAACGAACAGCATCAAATAGGAATGGACACATTCAATAATAAATATCACTTAACAGATAGTTGGATGGATGTGGATGAACGACTAAACAAAATGCTGAAAGGAGTGAAATAATGGCAGTTTTTAGAGTTTACAAAGAAAGTGGAAACTTCGTAACTGTACACAAGAGTTTTATTCATGACGATAACCTAAGCTGGAAAGCCAAAGGCATACTTCTTTATCTATTAAGCAGACCAGATGATTGGAGAATTTACGAAACAGAATTAAATAAACATTCGTCTGACGGTAGAGATAGTTTAAGAACTGGCATTAAAGAATTAGAGCAAGCTGGATATATTCATCGCACTCGAAGAAGAAATGAAAAAGGTCAATTAAGAGAATATGAATACCAAGTATTTGAGCAACCTAACCAGATTGGAAAAACCTATGTAGGAAAAACCAACATAGGAAAATCCAACACTACTAATAATAACTCCACTAATAATAATAATACTAATAATGAGACAGGCGACACGTCACAAATCTTTCAGTTAGTTAGTAAAGAATTAGAAATGATACAAAGTCCTTTAAAAGTACAGGAATTAGAAGATGAACTCAATCTTATTAAAGGAAACAAACTAGAAATAACAGGAGTAGCAATTAACTACTGTAAACAAAATAAGAAAGGTATTAACTACCTAATTAAAGTATTAAGAAATTGGAATAACGAAGGTGTAGATACTAAAGAGAAAGCACTAGCTAAAGTGACACCTAAGAAAAAGAAATCTAATGAAACTGAAGATGTATTTGCAGCAATGAAAGAGAAACTAGGTGTTAACGAATGAGTATGACTAAACAACAAGCATTCGAAATTATAGATAAAGTCAGACGTATTTATAACATGGAATTCGATACTCCTAAATTAGAAACATGGATAGACGTATTAAGTGAAAACGGTGATTACGAACCAACACTTAAAACGGTTAAAAACTACATTAACAGTGGCAACTCATATCCACCTAACTTACCTAAAATCATGAGAAAAGCACCTAAGAAATTGGAATATGAAGAAGAGCCAGAAGATGTAAAAGAACATCATTGGAAAATGAAGAATGATCCAGAATATGTAGCTGCAAGAAAAAAGTTGCTCGATGAATTTAAAGAACAGCTAAGAAAGTTTGAGGTGAACAGCTATGAATGAGCGTAGAGATATTGAAAGTACGATTATTGCAAGTTTACTCAAGAAACCTGAACTCATCGAAAAGCTACGTGTTAGACCTTATATGTTCTATTACGACGATTTCAGAGTGTTTATGGAGTATGTGTTTGAAGTCGGTAAGGTAGATCATCAAGAAATATTCCTAGAAACATCGAAGAATAAAAACTTCTTAGACTTCGACACAATACAAAAACTCTACAATTCAGATTTTATCGGCTATGGCATATTCGAACGTTACCAACAGAATTTATTAGAAGCCTATCAGGTATCTCAAGCGAATGAAGTTATTAACGAGTTTAACCAATCACAAAGTATAAAGTCATTTGAAACAATGCTTACTGACTTAAATGAAGTATCAATGATTAGCGCAACAGATGAAACGAGTACAAAGAAAATCGTTGATGAGTTTGTAGAAGAATTGTATAGCGATGAACCTAAGAAAGTGATTAAGACAGGCTATCCACTAATGGACTACAAAATAGGTGGTTTAGAGCCTACACAGTTAGTTGTAATCGCTGCACGACCTTCAGTAGGTAAAACAGGCTTTGCACTTCAAATGATGCTTAATATCGCTAAACAAGGCTATAAAACATCGCTATTTAGTTTGGAAACAACAGGCGTAGCTATTTTAGAACGAATGTTATCAACCATTACTGGTATTGAATTAAAACGTATTAAGCAAAAAGCTGATTTAACCTATGACGATTTAACAAAATTAACCAAAGGTGCAAGTGAAATATTAAAACTTGAGATAGATGTCAATTCACAAAGTAATGTAAGCACTCAGGAAGTCCGTAAGCAAGCCATGAAGAACAAAGATAAGCAACAGGTCATATTCATCGACTATCTTCAATTAATGCAAACAGATAGCAAATTAGACCGTAGAAACGGTATTGAAAAAATAAGTCGTGATTTGAAAATCATAGCAAATGAAACTGGTGCAATCATCGTATTACTTTCACAACTTAGTCGTGGTGTGGAAAGTCGAAATGATAAACGACCAATGTTATCTGACATGAAAGAAGCAGGAGGCATTGAAGCTGACGCAAGTTTGGCCATGCTTTTATACCGAGAAGATTACTACAACCAAGATGAAGAAGATGAACTCGGTAAGTCGATTGTTGAATGTAATATCGCAAAGAATAAAGACGGTGAAACAGGTGTCATCGAATTTGAATACTACAAACGTACACAAAGGTTCATGACATGACGGTTATCGAATATAAAAAGTTACTCGGAATAATGTACCGACAAGATTATAGCAACGATCAACTTATTGGAACGTTACTGATTGAAGTTGGTCGAGCTATCAATCGCTTGCTGGAAGAGAAAAAGATATCGCCATTCGATGACTATGAGAAAGTGCTAAACATTATTGAAAACGATACGAAGTGGAGGCAAAGTGATGGGACTTATCGAAAATCAACCTAATGCTTATGACCTGTTTGAAAGTGATGGTTGGAAGTTGTTGAGAGTGCTACCTAGAGACGATGGCACTTTCTACTTAACCAACTTAGGTGGAATGGCAGATAAATATTTTAAACCATCTGTCACAAAAGAAGAATTAGCTGAGATGAAACGTAAGCATAAATTATTTAAGCGAGAAGAACTGAAACATCAAACAACGATAGACGATTTCTTATTCTAGGAGTGAGTAAATGGAACTAAATAAAATTTACAACGAAGATTGTTTGGAAGGTATGAAAAAGATACCTAATAAAAGTGTAGATATGATTTTATGTGATTTACCTTATGGAACGACACGGAACAAGTGGGATGTAGTTATTGATTTCGATGAGTTGTGGAGTGAATACAAAAGAATTATTAAAGAACGAGGCATTATCGTTTTAACAGCTTCCGAACCATTTACATCACAACTTATTATGAGTAATAAAAAATGGTTTAAATATGATTTGGTTTGGAAAAAAACTCACCCTAAAGGCCATTTAAATGCTAAACGGATGCCATTAAGAGGACATGAAAACATTCTCATATTTTACAAAAAGACACCTAACTACAACCCAATGATGAGGAAAGGTAAGTATAGATATAAAGGGAACAAAGGTTTCAATGAAGAAAGATGTTATGGAAAATCTAAAAAGTATGATAATTGGAACGACTTATATTATCCGACGTCAATTATCGAAATTAGTAATGCAAATCAAATGGACAAATTCCATCCAACACAAAAACCTGTTACTTTATTTGAATACCTAATCAAGACATACACAAATGAAGGTGAAACAGTTCTCGACAATTGCATGGGAAGTGGTACGACAGCAATAGCATGTATGAACACAAATCGTAACTATATTGGCTTTGAGTTAGATAAGGACTATTTTGAGTTAGCGAATGAACGTATAGAAAAACATACTAAACAAATGGAATTATTTACATTACAGGAGTGACAACGTGAGAGAAAGCGAAATTCAAAAACAAATTATTGAAACACTTAACGCAAATGGTTGCAAAGTCTGGCGTGCTAATGCTGGAACAGTTCGAGTAGGTGGCAGAACAATCAAACTGCTACCGAAAGGATTTCCTGATGTATTTGGTGTGAGATTAACTGATGGAAAATTTGTTGCAGTAGAGATTAAGAAGCCAAAAGGTCGAGTGAGCGATGAACAAGTGAAGTTCAGAGATTTCTTTGAAAAACACAATGTGATACATGGTATCGCACATAGTCCAGAGGAAGCATTAGAAATCGTAAAGGAGAAGATGAAGAATGGTAAAGATTAAACGAAAAGTAGAAATGACATTACCAGAATTGATTGAGTGGGGATTTAAAAATGAAATTAAAAATATAGAGTTTGTAAGTAATTTTTTCGAAAAGAAATCAGTAATATTCAACTTGAGTGGTTGGGCAGAGTTTAGTGATGAATATGCTTATTTACCAGAAGACACTTTCACAGTAGAAGTTGAAGAAGAAATTACGGAAGAAACGAAACTCCCTAAATTTTTAGTAGTTTTCTTAAATATGAGTATTAGTAACTATATTGAAAGACCAGCAATTGGCGAAGATGAATCAATCAAAGAGATTTTTCAAGGAAATAAAAACCACCCATTAACTATAAAAGCTATTCACCTAGTCAACAATGACGGAACACATACGCTCATCTGGAAAGATGGCGAATTGGTAGGTGATGAGTAATGGCAACAGTCAAAGCTGAAGTAGTTATCAGAGGCACGATTGAATTACCAGCAACTAAAGAAACTGACGAAGAAATGGATAGAGTAATCGAACAAGCGAAGAAGTACCCTATCGACACATTAGATGATGTGGAAGTCGAAGATATAGAACTATATAAAGAGCATTGGAAGTGATCGTATGCCAAGAGTAGTAACAAGAAACAACAAAAAATATTACAGAATGATAGTTACTGGCAAGAGGTATCATATTCCATTGGAAAAACTAGATTATGCAAATAAACATGGAATTACTGAAATGGCAATCAGAAATAGATTGAGATATGGCTGGACGATAGAGAGAGCAGTGACGGAGGGGATAATTGATGACTAGTATAGAATTACTCAGAAAAACTATTGAAAAAGAAAATGCTCGTATGGGAGATACATTAGAATACACATTTAAATATAAAGGTTATACGGCGCAAATAAGACGTGTACGAGAATACGGTCACTTATGTGGTTATGTAAAAGCTGATATTCAAAATGGTAGTAAAGAATATGAAATTGTAGATGAACATGCACATGGTGGTGTGACATGGAATGAAAACGGTTGGATTGGTTTTGACTGCACACATTTAGGAGATTTTTCGTTATGGCAATATGAAATGTTCGAAAAAATGGGCGGTATAAATCCAACGGTGATGAATGAGTTAGAAATTTATAGAGACTTTGAATATGTAAAAAGCAATCTACAAGAAATTATAGATGCATTGGTAAGGGGATAGGCGAATGAGAATTAGTGATTTAAAGATGAACGATGTAATAAGAATATTTAAATCAGAAAAATCAATATCTGGTTTAGCAATCGTTGAAAAAACTGAAGGTATTAATGAATTTAATGGAATTTACTTTTGGGCAGAAGTTGAAACAGAAGATGGTAGGACAATCTTGATAGATGATAGCTGGAATTTTGAAAAAGTAAACGAGCCATTTACACGTAAGGTGGATATGCAAGAAGAACAAGACATGGTACATGAGCCACCTCATTATCAATTCAGTAAGTTCTCAGCACGAATGATTATCGAATTAGTAGGTAAGACGTACAAATCAGCGTCAGTATTCTATCACGTAGGTAATGCACTCAAATACTTAATGAGAGCGCCTAGAAAGAATGGTTTACAAGATTTAAAGAAAGCTAAGCAAAGTGTTGAATTTGCGATAGAGAATTGGGAGGCAGAAGAAAATGGCATATGATGTAGATTTTTGGTATATCTCACAAAACGCTTGTCAAATAACTTCAACATTTACTCCGTTTTCTGAAGATGAAGAAGAAAGTATTTATATGGACAACGAAGACTTCTTCGCGATGGTCGATCAATTTAGTGATGCCAATTTGATGTACGAAGCTTGGAGAATATTAAGAAGTCAATTAGAAGGAGAAAGTAAACAAAAAATGTTGGAACTTGAAAACCATTTAGGAATTGATGTTGATAAAGAATTAAAAAATATGTACGAAAGATCAAGGGAATGGAGAACGGAGGACTAAGCATGGCAAAGAAATTACCAGTATATATGTGGGAGCCATTATTTAATCGGCTTACCCGCATTTCAACTGAATATGCTCATAAAGTATTAGGTATTATACCATCATCACTTACAAGATATATTCAAAACAAAACGTATAATCAAAAGTTAGAGTGCTACTTCGTTAGAGAACCTTTATCTGTTAAAGAGAAACGTCAACTTATCCAGCAAATAGAAATACCTAACGAAATTTGGCGTGAAACTAAATTAGAAGGCTTATATGTAAGTGATCATGCTAGATTTAGAACTAAAACTAATTCAGGTTGGCGTTATTATTTTGTGTTTAGTCAAAAAGGTTATCCATCTATCAAATATCAAAAGAAACATTATCGGGCTAATAGGCTTGTTTATGAAGCGTTCTACGGAAACTTAGATAAAGACGATGTTATTCATGCAAAAAATGGACTGAAATACGATGTCAGAGCGAGTAATTTAGAAAAAACTTCTAGAGAAGAATTAGGTCGTCTTACTGGTCATAAAAGTAAACGCAGGGGCGTTGTTTTTATCGGAGAACATGGCGAATTGTTAGATGAATTTAAAAGCACAAGAGAAGCTGAGCAAGTGACTTTATATAACAGGAATACGATTTGTGAATGTTGTAATAATTTACGACAAAACTATCACTCAATTGGATATAGAGCGTTCATGTGGGCAGACGAATATGAGGAGTTGAACGCATGATATTATCCAACACAATTAACCAACGCTATCGCTATGCTACACAAGGCAAGACACCTACACAAATACAACATGAGTTACGTGAGTTAGGTGTCAAAGGCTTTGTGGTTAAGGTAACAGGAAGTAGAGTGACGATGAAAGTTAGTGAGTGTGACATAAAAAGGAACAGGGAGTGTATGAGATGATAAATAAATTTAGAGCGTGGGATGAAAAAGATAGAGAAATTTGTGATGTGATTTCATTAGATTGGAAGCACGAAATAATTGAAGTAAGCAATGGCTACGCAATATGGCCGAGAGATTTTTTTGAAGTAGAAATCATGCAATCAACAGGCTTGAAAGATATTCTTGGAAACGATATTTACGAGGGAGATATAGTTAAAGTTTTAGTAGAAGATGACAGCCCCAAAATTATGTCTGGCAAAATGTATATTGGCGTTGTGGCTTATAATCAAGGAGTATTCGATATTAGAACTTTTAAAGACACGTATTTAGGGATTATTCCTCAAGTATATTTATCAGATGTTAATTGTGCTTTCAGAGTGTTGGGGAATATATATGAAAATGAAGAGTTATTGGAGGATAACTAATTGGACATCAACAATCTCTACACCTACAAAGCAACATGCACCAATGTTGTTGACGGGGACACGATAGATATCTTACTTGACTATGGCTTTGATACTTACGCTAAACGTCGTGTACGTTTGCTAGGTGTCGATACGCCAGAAAGAGGACAGGATAAGTTTAAAGAGGTAACAGCGTTCACTAGAGAATGTGTAGAACATAAAGACATCTACGTTCAGACGTATAAGAGTGATGTGTTCGGTAGGTATCTTGCAAATGTGTGGTACGAGGACGGACAACGTAGTTTGAATGATGATTTAAGGGACGCAGGACTATTGAAAGAGAATTCTAAATGGAATGAGGGATAGGAATGGCAAGGGTTAATTTATCAATGGAAGAGTGGAATAAAGTTGTTAAAAGTTTAAACACTTTAATGGAAAAACTCTACGAGACGACAAAGAAATGTATTGATTATAAGAAACAACGAGATGAACTAATACAGGATATAGCTAAATTGCGCGAGAATAACGCAAAGTTAGAAAAGGTAGCGAACAGGTTTGACCTAGTAAAAGAAAATATCAAAGAAGAACTAGATAATTACGGTGTACTTTATAAAGATACTAAAAATCCAAGCTATAGTTTGTTAAGTGGTGTTTATGAAGATTTATTTAATTATATTGAAGATTTGGAGCGTGGTAGTGATGAAGAAATATAGAGTGATGTTTGAAACATTTATTCATCCAGCCTTTTTCTTTCATCCATGCTATATAGTTGAAGCTAATAGTGTTGAAGAAGCTAAAGAAAAAGGGCAAGAAGCATTTAATAGCCACCCTAACAATGTGAAGTTACAAAGAGAAATTGTAGAAGTTCGAGAAATCGAGGAGGAAAAATAAATGACTAACACATTAACAGTAGAACAATTAAAGGAACTATTACAAATACAAAAGGAATTCGACGATAGAATTCCAACACTTAATTTACAGGATAGCAAGATTGCATATGTGGTTGAATTCTTTGAATGGTTTAACACATTGGAAACGTTCAAGAATTGGAAGAAGAAACCAGGTAAGCCATTAGATGTGCAGTTAGATGAATTAGCAGATATGTTAGCGTTTGGATTGAGTATTGCTAATCAACGCAAATTCGATGAATATGATATCCAATTGTTCTTTGAAAGTTGGGAACTGGAAAACTTTTTAGAAAAATCCTATTTCATTAACCAAGAAATGATTTATGACATGATGTATGAGTTTGAAGATGAGGACTTTACTCCTATTAGAGGGTTAATAATTGTATTTAAAATAGCCGAACAGTTATACACTATCGACCAACTGATTGCAGCATACAAAAAGAAAATGGAGCGAAATCATGCAAGACAAGATGGAACAGCAGACAAAGATAAAGGCTACGTGTAAGAAGGATATAGTAGCAGAGATTAAAAGAATACTTGGTAAGGAGTGAGGAGTAGAGAATATGTTAAAGAATACATTAAAAGTTACATTCATGGATAATGAATTTAAAAATTTCCATAATATCGAAAAAATAGACCTAAATTTTAACAGTGATGTATATCGGCTAGTTCGTAGAGATAATAGAAAAATTTATTTATCAAAAAATGAAATTTATTCTTTTGTCGCTGGTGTGAATGTAGAAGTAGATACATTTAATTATGAAAGAGGTGTGAAAAAAATTGAAAAACTTCGAACAACCGACAATAAAAATATTAAAAAGATTATTTGACGGAAAAGATGAAACTAATATTCATATATCTCATCTGAACCTAGTAGATTATGAAGTTATTGAAATGATAACTAATTATAAACTTTCAGAAACTCATACAAGAAACCGACATTTTAGAGATGTAGTGACTTTGAAGTTTAAAAAGAAAGAGTAAAGAGGTGCTGGGGAAGTGAAACAATTCCTAATCAGAGAATTCACAGATAGCACAGGGAATGTGCATGTAAATGTAGAACAACCTAGAGAGAATGAACGTATGACGTTGGTAGAGGCAGAGGATAAGGAAGAAGCTAAAGAGAAATATAAGAAAATCACAGGATTAAGTGAATGTCCTAATTGCAAAATGTTAGGTGGAAATCTAATGGCCAAAGATTATAACAGTCCAATCGAATATATGAGATGTAATCATTGTGGGCATAACTATCATAGATTAGGAGGTAAGTATGATGTTTAAACGCATATTAATTAATCTTATATTTGCAGAGTTATTATACCTACTTATTAAACCAATCATTATCAAGCTAGAAAGTGAAGATGATATTGATACTGCACCAAAAGACTTTGCTAGTGAGTGGGATCAGATTGATTTAAACAGAATTAAAGCTGAGGTGAGTGAGTAGTGTTCGAAAGAATAAAAGAACCAACAGTATTTGCTAAACAAAAAGAAAAATGGGTTGTAGTTTTAGATGAACCTGAAAACAGAAAGTTATTTGAAGAAAAGTATTCGAACAATAATGACGAATGGAAAATTTACTTTAAACCTCATGACGAGTTTTATAAAAGTTTAGAAATAGAAATGGAGAAAGCTGAACAAGAAGTACAAGCAGCAAGGGAAAAAGAAATCAAAAATCCAGATATAAATGAAGATATTAAACGTATAAACAGTAAAGAAAGTTTGGTTGATTATTTACTAGAAGAATACTATCGCAGTTCTGAAATAATCATAGACGAATTCTCAACTGACGCCGAAGTATCAGAAGCAAAACTTAAAGCTAATTATAATGAGTTGTTAAAACTTAAAGATAAATATATTTAAATGGGGTGAGAAGATAATGGGAATAAATTCTAATTGCATATCTGGTTTAGGCATTGCCATTGATGGCGTGACGTATGATAATCCTAATGACTTAATAAATTATTTAAATCGAATTAATAATAGACATACCAATTTAACCTCTGAACAGTGGCGCACTATCTTAGTGTTGGCATTTGAAAATTTAGCTATAGGATTTAACGAGGAAAGGAATGACAACTAATGTGGATAGCATTAACCATTATACTCGGCGTACTGCTACTCATAGCGATAGGTAACAATACAGTGTTACGTCAGGAGTTAGACGCACAGAGATATACGAATGTGTACCTATTTACTAAGTACGTAAGAGATTGCGACATAGAAGATGTAGAGTTCGAGATTGAGAGAACGAAGAAACAGTTTAAGTAATGGAGGTAATAACTTGTACACACACGAACAAATCAGGGATATGATATTTGAATATCACTGGCGAAGAAACAGACTTGTGGATGAAGGATATACCAAAGAAAGTAATGGTACTGCTCAATACGGTATAGAAGCTACTATGCCTAAAGGTAAAGGACATACTTCAAATAAGGTATTGAATATCGTCACACGTAATGACACATTGTACAGAGTGTTGTACAAACATATAGAAGTTGTAGAGTTCATAGATAAGTATGAACATAAGATAAATGATGATATGAATCTTAATATCTTATATGAGTTTAAGAAAGGGAAGAACTTCACTCAAGTTAAAAAAATTATGAAGATTGGTAGAGATAACTTAAACAAAAGAATTGATGAGATTGTGAACAGTTATCTCAATCAACAAGAAAAACACAAACAACAACAACAACACAATCAACAACTTCAACAAAATAAGCAACATCAACACTAATTTTATATTTGAATAAATAAAACTTATAATTGAGTTGTGATAATAATATCTAACAATCAGAAAGAACATTCAACTTCATTGTTGTTTGTTCTTTTCTTTTTGTTTTGAAAGAAGTGAAAGTTATTCCGAAAAAGAAATGTAATAAGATTGGATGTAATCAATTAATTAACTTCAATCAATCATATTGTGAGAAACATTCCTATCTTGTTAATGAAGCTAGGAATAGCTATGCGCAAAGTAGGTATGCTAGGGAAAAGCCTATTGCCACCTTTTATAACAGCAAAGCATGGCGAGAAGTGAGACGTACAGCAGCTTTAAGAGATAACGAACTATGTCAATATTGTTTAAATCAAGGAATTGTTAAAAGATATGAAGTCGTTGACCATTTCATACCTATTAAGTATGACTATGAGAAACGATTGGATCTAGATAATCTTGTCGCAAGTTGTATTCGACACAATACAATAAAAGAACGAGATGAGAAATTGCTGAGAGAAGGAAAAATCACCCTGCTAGATTTCAAAGGCAGATGGCAGTTTGGGCTTTCGCGAATATAAGTTCAAAAAGGGGTGCGAGAAAAACACCGCCTATGACTTGGATTTTCGTATATCGTTCGTCCACTTTTCTTTCAGTGAAAGTATCAATAAAATCTTGAAAATGTGGGAAAACGCATAAATTTTATAGAAACGAGGTGAAGTAAATGGGAAAAAGTCGAAAAACGTTAGACCAACGAAAAGGGAAATTGACAGTATTAGAACGAGAAAAACGTAAAGCATCTGAGGAAAAGGCTAACAGCTTACAAAAAATTGATTTAGATCCTCCTTATTGGCTTGATGATAAAGCAAAAGAAGAATACAAGCGAATTGTTCCTTTACTTTCTGAATTGCCTATTGCTAGCCTCGATTTAGCGTTAGTATCAGCGTATTGTCAAGCATTTTCAGATTATGTCAATGCAACTATTCGAATGAATGAGGGAGATGCGATTATTGAAACTGAAAGAGGGACAAAGCTCAATCAGAATCATGCAATTAAAAGAGATGCGTTAGCGCAAATTAATTCTATCGCACCTAAGATTGGATTAAGTATTGATGCAAGATTGAAAATCTTTACACCTAAAGAAGATAAAAAAGAAACAGATGAATTTGAGGAAATGATAAATGGCAAATAATATAGATCAAGTAACTGAATATGCTAGAGAAGTTGTTAAAGGAAATGTATTAGCGAGCCAAAAGAATATTCAAGCGTGTAAGCGTCATTTAAAAGATTTAAACACAGATAATTTCAAATATAAGTTTGATGTAGAAGAATCTGAAAAAGTTATTAAGTTCTTAGAAATGTTGCCAGATCCTAAATCTGGAAAACCAATGAAGTTAGCAGGTTTCCAAAAATTTATTGCTGGTAGTTTAATGGGTTGGAAAGATCATTTAGGTAACAGACGTTTCACTAAAGGTTATATCTCAATGAGTCGTAAAAATGGGAAAACATTATTAATTAGTGGTCTGTCATTATATGAATTGCTAATAGGGAAAGAGCCTGCAAACGAAAGATTGATAGGATTAAGCGCAAACTCAAGAGAGCAAGCAAGTATAGCTTATGATATGACAACATCACAGGTGGAATCAGTCAGAATGAAGTCACCAAAGGTAAAACAACTCACTAAAATTACTGAAAGTAAAAAAGAAATCTCAAACCTACAAGACAAAAGTAAAATTAAAGCAGTTTCGAATGAAGCGAGTAATTTAGAAGGTTATCAATTTAGTTATGCTATTATTGATGAATTTCACGAAGCTAAAAATAGAAGAATGTACGAAACTTTAAGACGTGGTCAAGTCTTACTTAGTAATCCTTCACTTATCATTATTTCTACAGCAGGTCATAACTTAAATAGTCCTATGTTTGAAGAGTATGAATATGTAACTAAAGTGCTATCAAGAGAAGTTGTAAACGAGAATTATTTTATTTATGTAGCAGAACAAGATAGTGAAGATGAGGTACATAAACCAGAAACTTGGATTAAATCTAATCCATTATTTGAATTAGATGATTTAAGAGCAGTATTACAGCGTAATTTGGAAGCTGAAGTTCAAGAAGGTATGGATAATCAAGGTTTAAATGGAATACTAGTTAAAAACTTTAATATGTGGAGACAAGCTAGCAAAGATACTTATATTCCTTATAACGATTGGGTTGAAGGTCATGTTGAAAAAACATTAGAAATTGATGGTAGAGATGTTTATATAGGTGTCGACTTATCAAGAAGCGAAGATTTAACTGCATTAAGCTTTATATACCCAACAGATGACAGAAAGTATTATGTTGATTCACATGTTTTTGTTGGCACTAAACATTCATTATATGAGAAATCGCAAGCAGATAAAATTGATTACATGAGATTGATTGATACTAATATGGCTACGCTTACTCGTGCAGAATCTGGAATTATAGATTATGAACAAGTAATAGATTACTTAATTGAATTTATTGAACAACATAACTTAAATGTGAAAGCTATCGCTTACGATAGTTGGAGTGCTTCGGCATTTGTAACTAAGATGGAACATGAGACAGATTATCTGTTAGTTGAAGTACCGCAAAACTATAAGCATATGTCACCAGCGTTAAAACAGTTTCGATTAGATGTGTTTGAGAACAAAATCAAACATCAAAATAACCCTAATTTAAACTTAGCAATTAACAACGCTATTATTAAAACTGATAACAACAATAATATTTTGCTGGATAAACAAATGAACAGAAATAAAATAGATGCGTTAGTTGCATTAGTTACTGCTTATACATTAGCTATGAATTACGAATTCGAAAGTAGTTTGCAAGACTATATTTTATCTGATGATTTCGGATTTTAGGAGGAATATAAGTGAATACATTGAAAACATTAGGACAGTTCTTGATTAACAATCTTGTAGCTATCCTTTTTTTATTAGGATTAACATTACTGAACATATCAATATATTTAAAATTTGATTATATTATTGGACTATTAGCAACTGGAGTAACACTTATTGTGATTTCTTTAATTTATCAATTTGAGAAATCGCAGCAACCAATTAAATAAAAGGAGGTGTGAACTGTGGGTATTTTCTTCGAAACTAGATCATTACCTGAAGAAAGCGCTTTGACTGAAAAAGATTTAACTATTTTCCCTTATAACACCATTCCGTTAAACGAGATTTCTTGGAAAGATTATGAAACTTTGATGAATAGTGATATATGGACTGCAGTTACTTTAATTTCACGTGATATTGCTAAATTAGATATCAAGGTATTAAAAAACGGAGTAGCAAGTGAAAGAGATAGATTAGAAATGTTACTCAATAAAAAACCTAATCCTTATTACAATGGTTATATGCTTAAATTCATTACTATGTTAAACGCGTTACTCACTAAACACGGTTATATTAAAATCGAACGCAATCCACAAGGTGGAGTGAATGAACTTTATCATATAAAGACGAGTAGGTGTCGTTTGAAAACAGATGATAAAGGTGAAAATTATTACGAAATAGATAATGATGGTGAATTGTTAGAAGTTCCTTTTTCAGATGTTATAGACATCAAACCTTTTTCTAGTGATGGATTAAATGGTTTGTCTGTTATTGATGCTTTAAAAGAAGATATTAATGCACAACGTTTTGCTAAAAAGTTCTTTACCAATTTTTTCACTAATGGTGCTCAAGCTGGCTCATTGTTAAAAATGAAAGATGGTAAATTATCACCAGAAGCTAGAAATAAAATTAAAGAAGAATGGCAAAAGGCAAACAGTGGTGAAGATCAAGCAGGTAAAGTATTAGTTTTAGATTCCACTATGGAATATGAACAATTAGAGATTAGCACCGATGTATTGAAAGCTATTAACGAAAATGATTTAAGTACCAAAGCTATTGCTAAAGCTTTTCAAATTCCTTTATCGAAATTTGGAATTGAAATGAATAATACTTCATTGAAAGATGTAAACAATGATTATCTAATGAATTGTTTAGGAGGATACATGAAGATGTGGACCTCTGAATTAGATTTTAAGTTGGTTACTCAAAAAGAAATGTATAATAAGGAATTCATGTTTGATACAAGTGGCTTTAGAAAGATTGATTGGGATAGTTATGTAGAAACGTTAAATAGTCAATTAAATAACGGTGGTATTTCTTTAGATGAATATCGTAAAGAATTAGGTTTGATACCTTTACCAAAAGGCTTAGGAAAAATACCAAGAGTAGACTTGAATCATGTTTCATTAGAATATGCTAATCAATTTCAACTTTCTCAGTTGAAGGGAGGTGGAAATGATGAACAAGGAATTCAGAACGAGTGATAATATTATCGCTAAAGATGATGAGAATATGATTATTGAAGGTTACGCTCTGAAATTTAATAGAGAAAGTAATTTGTTAGGAGAATTTGTAGAAGTTATTTCACCAGAAGCATTAAGAAATGCAGATTTATCTGATGTGAGATGTTTAATTGATCATAACTCCAGTTATGTTTTAGGTCGTACAGTAGCTGACACATTAAAACTTGAAGTAGATGATGTTGGTTTACGTTTTAGATGTGAACTACCTAATACATCGTATGCTAGAGACTTATATGAAAACATTAAATTAGGAAATATCAACCAATGTTCATTCGGTTTCACCATCGAAGAAGATGGCGATGAATTTGAACGTCGAGAAGATGGTATATTTAAGCGTACGGTAAACAAAATCCGTTCTTTATTCGATGTGAGCATTGTTACTTATCCAGCTTATGAAGATACTGATGTAGCACCAGCTTTAAGAAGTATCAAAAATATTAAAGAGAATGAGCAAAAGCAAATTGAACAACGTAGATTAATGGAAAAAGCTAATGCAGCATTAAAAATGATGAATATTTAACTTGGCGAAGGTGAACGCCACAAATCATACACTCATAAAGCACATTCAATGAATGGTGCTTATTTTTTATAACTAAATTTAGGAGGTTCAATAATGAACAAAAAAACAATTTTATTAGGTTTACGTTCTGAAAGAAAAGATTTAGAAATCAGAGCGCAAGAAGCATATGATAACGAAAAGCCAAAAGAAGCAATTGATTTAGTGGAACAAATTAGAAAATTAGATGAACGAATCACTAAATTAGAAGATGAAATTAAAAAAGATGATGAACAAAATAAAGGGGATAATGATTCTACTTCGACATCTTCAACTAACGGAGAACAACGTAGTGTTTCACCTTTTGCGCCTCGCGCAACAGAAGATAATAAATCTAAAGATAGCAAAGAAGTTCGTGACTTTAAGCGTTATATCGAAACACGAGCAGATATTCCAGGTGGTAGCTTAAAAACTGATTCTGGTTTCGTTGTTATCCCAGAAGAAATTGTAACTGACATTTTAAAGTTAAAAGAAGTTGAATTTAACTTAGATCAATATGTAACAGTGAAGAAAGTTAAAAATGGATCAGGTAAATTCCCAGTAGTACGTCAATCAAGTGTAGCAGCTTTACCAGTTGTTGAAGAACTAGCTGAAAACCCTGAATTAGCAGTTAAACCATTCTTCCAATTAGCGTATGATATTAAAACTCATCGTGGATATTTCAGAATTTCTCGTGAAGCCATTGAAGATTCACAAATTGATGTATTAGGAGAATTGAAGCAATGGTTAGCACGTACAATTGCAGCGACTCGTAACGCAGCGATTATTGATTTAATCAAAAATGGTGGACCTGGTGAAGAAGGAGAAAATACACGTATCCCTTCTGAAACTGTAACGGGAGCAACATCTAAAGAAGTTGTAGATGGATTGAAAGATGCTATTAATAAACATGTTATCCCTAACTATGAACATAATGTAGCGATTGTTTCTCAAACAGCATTTAATACAATCGATAAATTGGCAGATAGAGAAGATAGATATTTATTACAACCAGATGTTAAAGAAGCGACTGCTCAACGTTTATTAGGTGGTAAAGTAGTAATTTTACCGGATGAAATGCTAGGAGAAAACGGTGCAAATACACTCATCTTTGGTAACTTGAAAGATGCTATCACTTTATTTGATCGTTCTCAATATCAAGCAGCATGGACTGACTATATGCACTTTGGTGAATGTTTAATGGTTGCAGTACGACAAGATGCACGTCTATTAGACCACAAAGCAGCAGTAGTAGTTGATTTACAAACTACAAATTCTGAACCAGTCGCATAAGGAGGTTAAATAATGGCTAAATTCAAAGTGTTAAAACCTTATAAAGATTTAGAATTAGAAAAAAAACTAATCAAAAATGAAAAAGTTGAGATGACTGTCAAACGTTCAGAAGAAATTGAGAAAACTTTATCAGATAAAGGCTATGAAGGACCTTTCTTAGAACGTATTGATAATAAAGATAAAAAGTAGGTGGTTAAATGCTTACTTTAGAACTTGAAGAAGTTAAAAATCGTTTAAGAGTTGACCATGATTTTGATGATGATGAAATTCTAGGGTTGATACAAGCGTCTGAACAAGAAATACAGGGCGCTATCAGTGGTTATGGTAAAGCAGATGAATTTTATAAAGGTAATGCACTTTATAATTTAGCTGTAATTAACCAAGTCGGCCATCATTATGAAAATAGATCAACTACAAGTCAATTCGATAAGCACAATGTAGCACCTTCATCACTAGCGCTTATTCAAAGTTTGAGAGGAGCGTATGCTTTATGGAAATCGGAAGGCTCAAACATCGAATAAAGATTTATGACCAAATTGAAATAGTCAATGATGAAGGTATTTATGTAACAGATAAGAAGTTGATTGCTACCCCTTATTGCGAAGTGTCAAAAACTACAATAAAAGAATTTAGAGAAATGGGCCTAGAGGCAAGAAGGGGAACAATCGACTTTATTATCCGTTATCGACAAAAGGCTGATATACAGTCAGATATGATAGTTGAATTCAAAGGGAAAGAATACAAGATTAAATATATCGAAACAGACTTACAAGACTTAGAACGTCAAATGTTGAAATGTGAGGTGGTAGAGTAATGGCTAAACAACGTTACGACAGTGATAAGGATATATCAGACAAAATCAGAAAATTAGTTATCAATAGTGAAAAGCAATCAAAACAGGCAGTAACAAAGGCTGCAAAACTCTACAAAGCTAACATTGAGGCTAATACACCAGTACACAAGCGACAAACACATTCAACTCATGCAATAGAGGTATTAAAAATCTCTAATTTCAATCGTGATGAACTTAATCCAACTAAAACAGTTGGTTTTGATAAAGGTCGTAAACGTAAAGATGCTGGTTGGTATATCCACTTTCCTGATGTCGGTACTCGTCCCTCCACGCGTTCTATGGGTCAACCACCACAACACTTTATGCGACGTTCATTAGAAATGAGTAAAGCGCCTATTTTAGCGATATATAAAGAAGCAGTAAGGAACATGGTTGATATTGACTAGACATCCTATTGTACGTGTATATTCATGGCTAAAAAGCGATAAAGAGTTAGAGAGATTACTCAATTCTAGTAAGCAACCTAAAATATTTAATTTTGAAATTCCTGAAAACTATCAAAAAGCAGAATACACACCTTTAGTAAGAATTACAGAAATATTATTACAAAACACAATATATAGAGATGGCGATAGTGAATACTATCGTTTTTTATTTGCCATTGAAACGTTTGGCAATGATATCAATACCACTTACACAGTAAGCGAGTACGTGAACGACATTATCAAACAACACAATGGCAGAGTGATAAGCCGAGACCTTTCGAAAGATAAGGAACTCGGCCTTTTTAATCAAATGAATGAATACGAAATAATTTTACCAGTAAAGGAGTAATTAATAATGGCAGATAAAAAAGTAGCAATTACATGTGAAGGTTTCAAAGCACGTCGTCAAGCAGGTAACGGCTTTGAAGTAGGTCCTTTAACAGACGTTCCAGGCTTACAAGAAATCGAATTAGAATTAGAACAAGGTAACGAACCAGTATATGCAGATGGAGTTAAAAAACTAAACTTATTCAGTGGTATTACTGGTGCAACAGTTACAGCAAACTTAATGGAATTAAACAAAGAAGAACGTGAACAATTCTTAGGAGTAAAAGTTGATAAAGGTATGGAATTATACACTTCTGATTTAGTGCCTCCATATTTATCAGTTTCATGGAAATACCGTTGTAATGATGGTTCTTACATCTACTATGGGTTAACTCGTGGTAATTTCAATATTCCTAATACAAGTGCATCTACTATGGAAGATAGTCCAGAGCAACAAGACCAAGTAGAAATGGAAGGTTCATTCGTACAACGTGATAACGATAAATTAGTATTTGCACGTATTCATAGTGCAGATCCAGATTTCAACGAAGAAGATTTCTATAAAGCAATTCATGGTGATGACGCAGTGACGACTGCTGATAATACACCAGCTGCATAAATAATTTAAGGCGACTGTAATAGGTCGCCTATTTTTGTATACAAAAATAACTGATAAGGGAGTAGTTTGAATGGCTAAAGTAATTTTAAAAATTGATGGTAAGAACAAAACATTTGTTAAAGATAAATTGAATTTAGGTGCAGTTAAAGCACAAGCAGAGTTCGAACAAAAATTACAAACAGGTTTTAGTACAATCGGCGAGTTACAAAACTTATACCGTAAACATCGTTCAATCTTAAACAAAATCGAAAAAGTAGAAAACAAATTAGCGGATGTAGAAACAGATGAAGAAGCAGAAAAATTATATCAAGAACTAGACGAGCTAGAAGCAACAGACGAGTATAAAGAGTTCTTAAATAAATCAGAAGAATTAAATGAACAAATCAAAGAAGAAGGCAACGATGAAGATTTCGAGATTTACGATGAGTTCGCCAATTTATTAGTTAAAGTATTCGACAATCAATTCACGATTGATGAAGTGTTTGATGGTTTAGAAGTTGAAAACAGTTTACCAGATACTTATAGCAAAATCTTTGCTAGTAATGACGCGGGAAAGTCAAAGAAAAAAGCGACTACAACAAAGACAAAACAGCAGACGAAATAGTCGAAGATATTTATCTGGTTTACCGTCATTTTATCGAAGATGCACAATACAAACCACATGAAGTTGACGCAATTGTTATGGAAGATTTCGATAAATACTTCAATACGAAAAAACGTAAACGTAAGGCTTCTAAAGTGGCTAAAGCAGGAGCATTAAGTCCTGAACAAATGATGGCATTAATTTAAAAATAAGGAGGTGGAATAATGGCAGATTTTAACTTAGGTGCAGAGGTTTCGATGGATGTCGACCCCATAAAAGCCTCCTCAAGAACATTAGAACGAGAACTAAAGAACATCAATAAATCTTTACGCTCTCAACGCTCAGAATTCAAGAAAAATGAGTTAAGCGCTGAACAATTAGCAAACAGAGAAAAAGATTTAGGTAAAGCAATCACAGCACAAGAAGGTTTACTTAAAAAACGACAAGATAGCTTGGAAGATGTTAGAAGTGAAATCAGTAAATCTAATGTGGTTACTGAAGAACAAAAAAGAAAGCTTAATAGTGCCTCAAGAGCAGTACAACAAGCAGAAAATCAACTTTCTACTTATAATCGTGAATTAAAAGAGACAGAATTAGCTTACAAGCAATTTAATCGTTCAAGTGACCAAGTAAAGAATAGCTTAGGTGAACTTAAAAACAGAGCAAAACTTAGTGAAATCGCTTTTAAACAAGGTACACGTTCAGTTGATAACTACAAAGATCACTTAACAGAAATGAACTATACTATCACTAAATCAAAAGCTAACATTAGCTTACTTAAACAAAATTTAAAAGAAGTTTCATTAGCACATGGTTCTACAAGTAGACAAGCCGACAAATTGCGTAACGATATTTTAAAAGAAAGTATCGCTATGCAAATTGCACAAGGTCGAGCAGATGAGCTTTCAGATGAATTAGATGAAGTTGCTAGGTCACAACGTAAAGTGAGATTAGCTACTACTCTAATGGGAGCAGGGTTTGCAGGTGCTAGAGGTAGTATGGATCGTATCGCTACTACATTAAGAAGTTTAGGCGAAATTACACAAGGTGTAGTCGGTGAAGTCATGGCTACACAATTTGCCAACTTAGTACCTATCATGGGTTCAGTCGTAAGTGCTGGTGCTGGTATTGGCGGTATGCTCACATCATTAGCTGGTGGTGCTATCGGTCTAGGTGGCGCATTTGGTATTGGTATGGGCGCTATTAATGTGTTTGCAGGTCAAGCAACATATGCACTTAAAAAACTAGAAGATGGCGAATTAGCACTAACTAATGAAACAAGACGTTATCAAAGTGTGTTAAGTAGTTTGAAAAACGAATGGGAAGGACTTATCACTCAAAATCAAGCTAAAATTTTCAACACACTTAGTAATGGTATTAATATTGCTAGAACTTCTTTATCTAACCTCAATCCTTTCTTAACACGAACAGCAGGACAAATAGAAGGCATGAGTGGAAAGATGTTAAATTGGATTAAAACTTCAGCTAATGCAAAAACTGCTTTCAATATTCTAAATACACAAGGAACACAAGCGTTCGGCCATTTATTACAAGGTGCTTATCATTTTGTAGACGGTACGACTGCTGTATTTAACAAGTTAAGTCCATTATTCGTGTGGGCATCAAAAGGCTTTGAAAATATGGCTTTATCGTTCAGAAAATGGGCAAATAGTGTTGAAGGCTCTAAAGCGATAAACGGTTTTGTTGAATACACTAAAACTAACTTACCTATTGTTGGAAGAATATTCGGTAATGTATTTGCTGGTTTATTCAATCTATTCAGTGCATTTAGTGGACATTCTCACAACGTTTTACTAGGTATAGAAAGCGTAACGGAAGGTTTCAGGAAGTGGAGCGAAGAATTAAAACGTTCAGACGGTTTCAAACAGTTTGTTGAATACCTAGAAACGAATGGTCCTAAAGTATGGCAATTAATTAAAAACATCACTGGTGTACTTTGGGGGCTAGTGAAAGGTATGGCTCCCGTTGCGTCAGTCACATTGTCGGTAACTAATGCTATAACTGGTTGGCTATCGAGCATGATTAACACACATCCTATGATAGGTAAAATACTAGGTTCAACAGTAGCTCTAACAGGTGCTATCTTACTATTACTTAAACCAATATTCCTAGTTAAAGGTGCTTTAACTGGTATGAGAGGCGCTTTACTTGCTGTTACAGGTGCAGAGAAGTTATTAGGTGCGCAAGGCGCATTTGCAACGCTAGGAATGAAACGACAAGCTATACAAGCAAAAATAACAACTGCTGCAACTAAAGCATGGTCAGTCGTTACTAAAGCTGCTGCACTTGCGACTAGAGGTTTAGGTCTAGCACTAAGATTTATGACAGGTCCAATTGGCATTGCAATAACAGTTATTGGTGCTTTAACGACTGCCATTATTTACTTATGGAAGAATAACGAAACATTCCGTAATTTCGTAATAAATGCATGGAACGCAATAAAAAATAGTGCAGTAGCAGTATTTGGATTTATCAAACCGTATATTATTAATATTTGGACTGCTATCAAGAACTCAACTATTGCTATTTGGAATGCTTTAAAAAACGCTGCAAAAGTAACATGGAATGCAATTAAGTTTGCAATTCAACATCCTATGCAAGCGCTTAAAAATATTATCTCGGGTATATGGAATTTTATAAAAGTAACCAGTATAAAAACATGGAACGCTATCAAGAACGGAATAGTTGCTATCGCTAAAAGTTTAGTTAACTTAGTGAAAGCGAGTTTCAATGGTTTGAAATCGTTCTTTAGTACGTTGTGGAATTTCGTTAAAAATAATTCTATAAAAACATGGTTAGCCATTAAGAACAGTGTATTGAGAATTATTAGATCATTAGTTAATGGTGCTAAAACTGTGATTAGTGGTTTGAAGAAATTTATTTCTACGACGTGGAATGTCATAAAATCTATTTCAATCAGAACGTGGAATGCTATAAAAAACGGTGTAATAAATGCTATTCGCAGTATGAGTAATGGCGTTAAGAAAATTGTAAGTGTTTTAAAATCGTGGATGACAAAAACATGGACTGCTATTAAAAATACAACAATAAAATTAGCTAAAGGTTTAAGTAGTGGCGTTAAAAATATATTTAATAGTTTATCTAAAGTAACGCGTAATATTTTTAATAAGCTAAAAAACTTTATGTCTAGTGTATGGCGTGCTATCAAAAATACTACTATTAAATTAGTTAAAAATCTTTGGTCAGGCGTAAAATCAACGTGGAATAGCTTATCAAGAGGAACGCGTAGTATTTTTAATAAAATCAGAAGTTTCATGAGTAGCATTTGGCGTAATATTAGAAATACAACAGTTAAGTTCGCCAAATCTTTATGGACAGGTGTCCGTAATACATTCAACAGTCTTTATAGAGGCACACGTACTATTTTCAATCGTGTTAAAGGCTTTATGTCAAACACTTGGCGTAGTATCAAGAATACGACAGTAAACATGGCTAAAGGATTATGGAATAGTGTCCGAAGAACGTTCAATAATATGTCTAATGGACTTAAAAATATTATTGGAAAAATCGAAGGTCATATTACTGGAATGGTAAGCGCAGTTAAGAAAAGTCTGAATTCATTGATTGGTGCTGTAAACTGGGTAGGTGGCAAATTAGGTATAGATAGCAAAATACCTAAACTCTCTACTGGTACAGAAGGTGCAAGCTCACAAAGTTTCGTATCAAATGGTGCAATCAACCGTCCTACACTAGCTACTTTGAATGACAAAGGTAGAGGAAATGGAACAGGATCAAACGGACATCAAGAGTTGGTGCAACGTAAAAACGGATCAATTATTGCTCCTATTGGTAAAGATGTAATTTTTCCATTGGATAAAGGCGATAAAGTTATAAGTGGTAGAAACACTCAAAAACTCCGAAATCAAGGTTTTATCCCTAAATTCTCTAGAGGTACAGATAGTGGTGCAGATGTTAGAAAACGTATGCTAAGAGACGCTAAGAAACGCAAAAAACACAATCACCCTACATTTGACGCTGGAGAAATGATGGGACAAGGTGGTTTTGGTGCAGGTGGTGCTGGAGGCGCTGCAAAAGAAGCGTGGAAATACGTTACTGACAAAACTAAGGATATTGGCTCAGGTGCTAAACACACAGTTAAGTCACTTAGTGACGGTGCTAAAAAAATGATTAACACAACTAAAGGCGCTTTAGGTGCTGCAGGAACATGGGCTAAAGAGGAAGCAGGCGACTTATTACAATACGTTGGTAGTCCTGGAAAACTTGTTAATAAAGTCCTAAAAGAGTTCGGCGTTGACTTTAGCATGGTTAATGGCGAAATTCCTAAGATGCTTTGGGATGCAATGTGGAAACAACTAAAAGAAGGCGTTAAATCGTTATTTGGCGGTTGGTTAGATGACGTTTCTGGTGGCGATGGCGACGGTCGATTTATTAAGTATCTCGATAACATCACTACTCGATACAGTCCTAACGGTCCACCACCTGGCTATCCGTTTAACTGGGCGCATCCGGGTATTGACTTGCCATATATTTATGAAAAAGTCCTAACGCCGATGGGTGGTAAAGTTGAAACAAGACATACAGCATCAGGCTTTGGGAAACATGTTATCGTAAGAGCAAAACCTTATGATGCTTATTTTGGCCACTTGAGTAAATGGCTCGTTAAAAATGGACAACGTGTTAAACCAGGCGACGCTATTGGTATATCTGGCAATACAGGTTCAAGTAGTGGTCCACACTTACACTATGAAATGAATAAACACGGTTTCGGCTCAATGACAGGTCATTCTATTGATCCAGTTAAATGGTTGAAATCACATAATGGTAGTAAAGGTGGAGGCTCAAAAGCTGCAAACAAATGGAAACCTGAAATCAAACAAGCGTTAAAAGCAAATGGCCTTCCAACAACAGCAGCATATGTAAATGCTTGGATAAGACAAATACAAACGGAAAGTGGCGGTAATGCTGGTGCTATACAAAGCGCTTCATTACACGACGGGAACGAAGGCGCGAACAGAGCAAGAGGTTTACTACAAGTTGTTCCGACAACGTTTGCTGCAAATAAATTACCAGGTCATGGCAATATTATGAATGGTTTAGATAATGCTATGGCAGCAATCAATTACGCTAAAAAACGTTACGGTAGAACTGGAATGTTACAAGTTATCGGTCATGGTCATGGCTACGCCACAGGTACTAACAACGCTCGTAAAGGTTACGCCACTGTGTTTGAAAAAGGTGGCGAAATCATGAACTTACGAGGTGGCGAGCAAATCATACCTAATGATGTATCAATTGCTGCTATTGAACGTGTTATTAATAGTGATATCTTCAATCGTACTCAATCGGCAGTATACGAGGCTATCTCTCGCTTTGCAGATGGTATTAGAGAAGAAAAAGACAAACAACAACAAACAGAAATGCGTAGAAATTTAGAATATCAAGCGTTAAAAGAACAAAATGTTAAATTAACATCTTTAGTTGAGAAAATGGACGCAATCATTTCTACATTATTCAACTTAGAAGATAGTAATGAACGTATTGCAAACAAATCTAATGTGATTGATAGATATTCGTTAGGTGAAGAAGTAAATACAATCGTTGATAAAAGAGAACGTCATAAAAATAGAAAAACTAGATTTAAACCTAGTGTGACTTAGGAGGGATATTTTGAGCGACGCTTTAATTATTAATGATAAAAAAGTGGATGATATTTATATCGAAAGAGGGTTCAAAATACCCTCTTTTAATTATGCTTTAGAAGTCGAAGAAGTACCAGGTAGAACTGGCGGTGTATTAAAAGATAGAAAGATAGGTCCATTAGAATTTGAAATACCTTTGATAGTAAGGAATGACACTCACACAAACAGAAACGGTCAAAAAAATCATGATGATATCATAAATGATTTAGTAAAAAGAGTGGATAGTGATAAATCAATTAAATTACAATTCGAAAGTCAAAATTGGTATTGGAACGCTTATATTACTGGACCTTTTGAATTAGATAAAAATGTAGGTATGCAAGCTGAACTTACTTTAAAAGTTACATTACTTGATCCATACAAATACGCAGTCGAAGGTACTAAAAACACAGCTATTTCTGACCAAGTATCAGTCGTAAGTACAGGGACAGCCGACAGTCCTATTATTGTACAAGCAACAGCATTAAAGAATGCGAGTTATTTCTCTATCACGAAGAATGATGAAGATTATTTCATGATAGGTGATGATGATTTAGATAAAAAGGTCGAAGATTATACACCGACTTTATTTAATGATGAGATGCGTTCTTTCTTTGGATGGACTAAAGTCACTAACGGTACTATCAACGATAATGTAACTGGTGGAACAGTTGGTGGTTCTATGGCTATGAGTTCTTCAAAAGACGCTTTTATGCTTGATGAAAACAGTATTACAGGCACGAGTGGATGGAATGGTGCAGAATATAAGCATTCATTCGGTAAAAGTACTCAAGATTTTAGTTCGACAGTTAAAATACACGTTAATCAAGGTAAAAAAGGTGCAACACATGCAACTCAATATATATATGACACAGATAACCGTGTTATTGCTTCTATTGGTTATAGCAACCCTAGAGCAACGCAAAATATAGGCACAATACATGTAACACTATTCGACCAAAACGGTAATCAAAAGAAGATATACAGTTATACAAACGCACCTAAGTTTTATACATGGAAACATATAGTAATTTATATGCGTTTAAAACGTATTGGAGATAAGTTTTATATAAAAACATGGAAATACGATGAAGTAGACTATCCTAAGCGAATAACTCCAGTAGATGTGACTGAAAAAGTATTCGTGGATGCAGGAAATTTCTATCAACGACCTATATCAGCAGTAAGTATCTACATTGCTAAGAACGGTAATAATTATCATATGCCAACAACGATATTAGGTAGTTATAATCACGAAATATTACCTAAACCACCTAAAGCAAGAGATTTAATTATTAAAAAAGGTGATTTAATTAATATTAATATGGCAGAAAAAACAGTAACAATTAATGAAGAACCTGCACTCGATTTAAAAACATTTGGTAGTGACTTCTTCAACATAAATAAAGGGATGAATGAATGTATTATTTATCCCGAAAACACATATGACACGACAGTATATTGGCAAGATAGATTTTTATAGATTGGAGGTCAGATAGTGAAGAATGTAGGAATACATGTACTTGATTTTAATGACAATATTATTGATTTTATTAGTCAAAGTGATGGTGCATTGATTAATGCTGAAATGAATATGAACCTAGAAGAAAAAATAGAGACTTTTGAATTTACAATCGAAAATACTCGAGCAGAAAAACTGAGAGAACGTAACCGTATCATTGTTCAAGATAATAACGGTACATTTAGAGAATTCATTATCATCTACATTAAAGATAACTCTGGTGATACAACTGAAATTGAATGTAACGCAAGTTACTTAGAAGATTTGAAAACAGCTAAACCTATTAAACCTGGTAAATTTGAAGCACATACAACAACACAAGCGCTACTCAAAACACTTGCTGATACAGGTTGGGAAGTGTCTGACAATACTGAATACGGTGGTAATCGTACAACTTCATGGACTTCTCATACTAATCCATTTGATTTAATTTATATGCTTTGCACTACTTATGACATGGTCCCTAGTTTTTATATTGAATTAGGTGCACACACTGTCGAACATCGTTATGTATCAATCACTAAACCTAAAAACTTATTTAAAGGTAAGGAAATTACTAAAGGTAAAGACTTAACAGGTATGACAAGAACGATTGATCTATCTGAAGTGAAAACTGCTTTACTTGCAGTTGGTCCTGAAAAAGAAGATGGTTCAAGAATTGAAACGGTTGTAGTAGATGATGAAGCACAAGAGATTTTCGGACTTCCTAATCGTTATATTTGGGATGTATATGAGCCTGAAACTGAAGATGAGAACATGACGCTTAAACGTTTGACCACACTTGCTAAAACAGAACTTAATAAACGTAATCAAGCAGCGATAAGTTACGAAGTATCTTCAATTGATATTCATAAATATTATAACGATGTAACAGTGCATCTAAGAGATGTTGTCAGAGTGAAAGACAGAGATTTCAGACCACCGTTATATATAGAAGCTGAAGTTATAGGTATTAAATACAACTGGCTAGCAGATGAGAGTGAATTTACCTTTGGCAATGTCATTGAGTACGAAGAAACAAAACTCAGAGAGTTCTTTAATAGAAAGTTAGATGAAATTACTAAAAAACTTAACGACAATATTTCGAATGTAAACACAATCGTGAGTGATGTTGTCGCTGGAGAGTTAGAATATTACGAACGTAAGATATTCAAAGGTGCTGAACCACCAGAGAACCCACAAAACGATACATTATGGTACGATACGTCAAACCCTGATGTTGCAGTATTACGTCGTTACTGGAATGGTAAATGGATAACTCAAACAGCTGATGATGTAGAAAAAATCGGTGGTTTAAGACGTGAGCAAGTGATGTATCGAGATTTAAACAATAGTTTCATCAATTTAACTATTCAACATAGTAAGTTACAAAATGATGTGTACGATGTGTTAAATAGTGAATATCTTGTCGATGATGATTTAAAAGGTAACTTAAACCAAGCGTTGTTAGATGTAGATAATGTATATCAAGAGATTAAAACTAATTTAGAAAGTATGGATGAAGATACAGCAACGATAGGAAAATTAGTTGATACACAAACGTTATTTACAGTGTATCGAGAAAAGTTACAAACGTTATATAAATACGTCACTGACGCTAAAATTTTTATTGATAAACGGTTGAAGTTACTTCAATCACAGTACACTGACGAGAAATTTAACGACGCTATGGATAAAATAGCACAAACGTTACCTAATGGTCGTTGGGATAGCGAAAAACAACAGTTATATGCAGATATACCTAATCGTAATGAAGTAGAAAATCTTAAAACTACATTACAAGATTATACAGACGGTCAAATAAGCAATTTAAACAGTGTTTTAGTCAAAGAAATAGATAGTAAGATAAATACTACTAAAAACGAAATAAGCGCGAGTATTAGTAGCGTAGAACGTAAAGTAGATGGTTTAAATGTAAGTGGTAGAAATTTATTATTAGGTACACTTAATTATGATTATGGCTTTGATAATAAATTAGATAGTCGTTTAGAAAAGATAGGCGATAGACTTTGGGTAAAAGTTTATAACGATTGGCTAGTTCGACAAACAATAAATACAATACCTAACGAAACTTACACAATTTCATTCAAAGTTAAACCTATTGCAGATAACACCAAAAATAGCATTTATACACCAGTAAAAGAAATAGATACAAAAAACAATGAAAAATATATATCTTATCAATCATTCGACTTCAATAAAGAAGAAACGTTTTCTTTTAATGTAACTACTACTACCGAAAAAATACGCATTACATTTTTAGTTATGAATAGCACATATCCTAGCTTTTATATAACGGATATGAAAGTAGAAAAAGGAACAATGGCTACTGATTGGTCACCTGCACCAGAAGATATTGAAAGAGCTATTTCTAAAGCAAGTGAAGAAACACAAGCGTTAGCGAAATCTTATACTGAAAGCGCGTTAAAACCTATAACGACGAGAATAATAGCGAATGAAACAAACATTTCTGAATTAGATGATCAAATTAGTTTAATGGCTAAAAGTGATGATGTAGCACAAAAATTAAGAGATGTTGACGGACGACTTACACCTTTAGAAACTGATGTTAAAAATAATAAAGCAACGCTTGATATTTTACCTACACAAATTGAAAGTAAGGTATCAAAACAAGATTATACTTTAGATAAAAATGATATAGTTCAACGCTTAGATAATGCTGATAGCGAAAGAAAACAACTTTCAAATGAAATCACTGATAAAGTTACTTTAACTCAATTTGAGAGTGGTATTTCTGACGCTAAAAATTACACAGACGATTATAAACAATCTAATGATATAGCCATGACTAAACTAGAAACATCAATCAGTCAAAATGGCGATAAAATAGCTTTAAAAGTTGACGAACAAAAGTTTAACGCTAGTCGAAAAACGCTATCTCAAGTTATTTCAGAAATATCAGCCACAACTAAAGGTATTAATTTAAGTTACGATGAAAACGGTAATATCCAATCATACACAATGGATAAAAATGGTATTCAACTTAGAGGCGATAAAGTAGATATTACGGTTAATAAAGATTTCAATGTTATGGCAAGTAAAGTTGATGATAAAGTTGGTAAGAACGAAGTTGTCAACCGTTTAAATTTAAGTCCTGAAGGTTTAGATATTAATGTTAATAACATCGGTATTCGTGGTGGGGATAGTGTTGATTATTTAGATATTAGAAACAATTCTATTCTGTCTTATGGTTCTTTCACACGTACTTGGGCAAATGAAACTGATACCGCTAATTTAAGACTAGGTATTCAAGGCGGTACTGTAAAAGTACAAAATAGAACAACTGGATATAACTTATATTTAACCGAAAAAGGTTTATCTACCATGCTTGCTGGTGCAGGAGATGAAACAGCAGGTACATTAGAATTTCATTCCACAAAATATAACGATACCTCTCGTGGTGTTCGACTACACTCCACATACGGTGCAGTAGCATTAGAAAGTGATTACAGTCGTATTATTTTAAATGCGAACTTAACTGTAAATATTGAAAGTAACTACGGTATTTATTTCAGACCATATCGTGATAATCGAACTGGAAACAATGAATTTGCTATGTATGTAAAACAAAATGATAGTGGAGCATACACAGACGGTGTTCTTAAATACGGTAACGTTTCAAGTGATACGTCACAATATGGTTCAGGAATAAGATTTAGTAAAAGTTCTATTAACAGTACAATTTATGCTACCAATAAAGATGGTGATATTGGGACAGGTCATTTCTTTGGAGATAAATTATATGGAGATTTAACAGCTAAAGGAAGTAATGGTTATATTTTAGTAGACGATGCATTGCGTATAACTAATAAAAAAGGTTACAACAATGGTAATGTGAATTACAAAGACTTGCAATGTTTAGATGTACAAGCTAACTCTATAAGGGTTAATACTGCTAAAGACTTTTATATTGGTGTGTCTACTGGTGAATTGCGAGTGACAAATAACTTACGGTATAACGGTGGAGATACAGGGTATAAAGACATTCGCTTTGCTAACTGGCACGCTATGTCATCTGAAAAATTCAAATATGACATAAAAGAGTGGAATTATAGTGTATTAGATGCGTTTAGAAATGACTTGAGATTGTATTCATACAAGTTAAATTCAGAAAAAGAAACAAACTATGCACGTAATCATCACGGAATTATTATTGAACGAGAAATACCTATTGAATGGCGACATGGGGATGGTTTTGATGGTAACGAAGTCATGTTTTGGAATACTAAAGCTATTCAAGAATTAATTAAAAAAGTAGATAAATTGGAGGAACAATTAAATGGAAAATCAATTACAGGCTAATCCAAATTACGTTATCGAGGAGTTAGTTACTCAAAACGCTAAACTTTCACAAGAAAATGCGATGTTAAGAGCAGTAATTAGAGAGCAAGAAGAACAACAAAATAATGGACAAACAAGTGCTGAAGGAGAGTAACCTTTAGCACTCTTTTTATACACAATTTTAGGAGGAATTTATCATGGCAAATGAAATCGTAAAAAACACAGAAAGTTATATCTTAGTACAAGTGAATGAAAAAGGAGAAGAAGCTGTTTTAGATAATGACTTCAGAGGTCAATTCTATCCAACTAGTAACGTAAATATTGCGACTAAGTTTGATGATTTAAATAAAGTTAAAGCACTTGCTGAACGTTTAAATAGTCTAAATGAATTAAATTATGAGTTCGGTATTATTAGTGAAAAAGTGACAGTCAAACCAGTAAAGCTAACAACTTTACTAGAGTATGTGGAAGGGACAACTGAAACTAAAGCAGAATAGAGGTGCAAGAATGGAGGATAGTCAAGGACGCGATTATGAAACAAGAATAAAACGGTTAGAAGATAATGATGAAAAGATATTCGCATCTTTGGAACAAATAAAAGATGGCCAACACAACCAAGAACTGATCAATCAGAAAATGAACTTCACTTTAGATAGTATTAATCGAGAACGTGAAATTGATAAAGAAAATAAAAAAGAAAATCAAAAAAATATAAAAGAAATGAAACGTTTAATGCTAGGTATGGTCTTTTCGGTAGTAGGTTCTATTATTTTCGCCGTTGTCAGAATGATATTTGGCATATAAGGAGGTGATTGGTATGTTTAAACTATTCGCAAAAGCTAGTTTCTGGACTTGTTATTGGTTTGGTCAATGTAAATAAACAAATTAAGTCGACACTTATGTGTCGGCTTTTTATTTTTGAATAAGGAGTGGGAAGATGAAGATAAATTGGAAAAATAGATTTAAAAATGGTGCTACTTTATCAGGCCTAATCAGTTTGCTACTATTACTTATAAAACAAGTAACTGAAATGTTTGGCATTGATCTATCGCATCAACTTACCCAAATAAGTGGTATTATTGGTACAATCTTAGCAATTTTAGCTGGTTTAGGTTTAATTACTAACCCTAACACAAAAGGCTTATCTGATGCTGGTATCGATTTAGAATTAAACAAACCACGTAATCAAAATACGCATCCAGTAGAATTTAAAGCGAATGATAAAGAGATAGTTATACCTAATGCACTCACACCTAAAGAATACGACACCTCAGAAGAATTCACAGATGATACAGATGAAGTTACTCCAGATTATTCAACAGGTGGCGGTTCTCTTGATGATATACCAGAAGAAGAACACGATAACTCATCAGATAAAGCGATAGTGGAGGTTGATAGTGATGAAAACACAAGCAGAGATTAATAAACGGTTAGATGCTTATAGAAAAGGCACAGTTGATAGTCCATATAGAGTTAAAGTTTGGACGAGTTACGATAACCGTTTCTATCCAATGGAACCGGGCTGTATCGATGTAGACAAAAGTTTCCACGCTCAATGTGCTGATTTAACAATCGACTATATTTTGTGGCTTACTGATAATGAGTTTAGAATTAGAGGGCATGCAAAAGATGCAATAAACCCTAAAAAGAATAAGTTGCCAGAAGGATGGAAAATTGTTTTAAACAGACCTTCAACAGTCCCTAGAAAAGGTTGGATAGCTGTTTTTACTGATGGAACTTATTGGGAATACGGTCACATTGGTATGGTTTATGATGGTGGTAATACAAGTCGTTTTCAAATTTTAGAGCAAAACTGGAATGGTTGGGCTAATAAGAAACCTAGCCTACGTTGGGATAATTATTATGGTTTAACTCATTTTATTGTTCCACCAGTAGCTAAAGAAAATAAAGCTGTTTCATCAAGCAAACAACAAGCACCTAAACAAAAAGTTAAAAAAGCATCTACTAAAAAAGCATTACCTAAAATCACTAAACACATCACTGGTTATAATATGGATAAACGAGGTTACAACCCTAAAGGTGTAGTTTTACACAATGATGCAGGAGGTATGAACTATAAACAATATTACAACAACTTAGTTAATGCTAACTATGACCGTTTAGCGCGTGGTATCGCACATGCTTATGTTGATAGAACAGGTATTTGGGAAGCAATAGACGAAAGTCGTATAGCGTGGCATGTAGCAGATGGCACTCGACCTGGAAGTGGTAATCATGATTTCTACGGTATCGAAGTGAATCAATCATTACGTGCAAGTGATAAAGAATTCTTAGAGAATGAACAAGCTGTTTTCCAATTCGCAGCAGAAAAACTTAAAAAGTGGGGATTACCAGCAAACAGAAATACCGTTCGTTTGCATAATGAATTTAGTCAGACAAGTTGTCCACACAGAAGTATGGTGCTTCATACTGGTTTAGATCCGTTGTATCACTCAATTACTGAACATGCACGACTAAAATTAAAAGATTACTTCATTAAACAAATTAGAGCGTATATGGATGGTAAGAAACCAACTTCTAAAGTAGTTGTAAGCAAACCGGGTAGTGCTTCTACACCAGCTACACGTAAAGACGCTAACGGTTATAGAGAAAATCCGCATGGGACGTTATATAAAGAAGAACACGCAACATTTACAGCAAATGCTAACATCATCACTCGTTACGTTGGGCCTTTCACAAATATGCCTCAAGCTGGCATTTTAAAAGCTGGTCAAACGATTATATATGACGAAGTAATGAAACAAGACGGTTATATCTGGGTAGGATATACAGCGTATGATGGCAAACGTGTTTATTTACCAGTTAGAAAATGGAACAGAGAAACAGATAGTGTAGGTAAATTATGGGGAGTAATCAGTTAA